GATCGACGCAGGCGAAGTACCACCCAAGCGGGAAGGAGAGGCCTGCTCTCGATCAGTACAAGCGTGGAGACAGCCGTAAGAAGTTGATGGCTGCTGCTCGATCGAGCGCCGGACGCATTCGCTCAGGGCGCAGACGTTCACGCGGGAGGTACGCCTAAAATGGCCTGGTCTGAGAATGCACGTAGAGCCGCGGCTGAAGCCCGTCGCCGTGGAGCGCGCCAGCTCTGGTCGGATGCACGAGTCGAATCTGCCAAAGCGAAGAGCGCTTCCAACAAGCTGCTCAAGGTGAGTCTTCGCAAGCGTCTCGCGACAGCGATCCGCAACTATCGCGCTGGACGAACTGAAGGTGGATACGGAGGTGGAGCGAACACGCCACGGAGCTGGATGAAGCAGGCCACGCTCTCGACGCGTCTGCGTAATCACTTCCGCCGTAAGATCGATCGCGCAAGAGCAAGAGGAGCTTCCTGATGGCCTGGTCTGAGCAAGCTCGACGTGCAGCATTGGAAGCGCGCAGACGCAACCAGGCAGTCAAGCGCGAAGCGAGGTACTGGATCACCAAGTGATTCGAGTCAAGTACATTGAGATGCGATTGCGATGGTGGATGCTGCCACGTGAGCGCGCAGGTGGACGCACAACGAACACGTGGAAGCCTCACTTGCGTCTGATGATCAGCCGCAATCGTCTTCTGCCTGTGACGCCACATCAGTGGGGACCTGTATGAGACACTGCCGACCTCCATACCATGCTCGGCCACGCGTTCGCGTCTACATGCCGTATGAGCTGGGCCGGCGTCGCCTGATCCCGCGTCTGCGCCGATCAGACTGCTTGAAGACGAAGCGAGCACGACGTTTGCTGAGGGAGCGCGATGCAAGCTCCACTTAGGTGGCCTGGTTCTCGAGCTGGGGTCATGAGCGTCCAAGTCAAATCAAGCTTGGGTTGGGCTACACTCTACTTTCCATGTGGGCGCTTCTGTCCTAGAAGCCTGCCACATATCAAGTTGAAGGTTCATGGGCGCAGCTGACCCTTCTGCCTGGTCGGACATGCCTCTGCTGCCGCCGCGGTGGACGCAGATGCGTTACCACCCAGTGCAGCATGCGTACTGGAACTCTCCACATCGCTTCAACACCGTCCCCGCGGGGCGTCGGTCTGGCAAGACTGAAATCGCCAAGCGCAAGCTGGTCAAGGCGTGCATGAACGCGATGACCGAATGGGACCCGCGCTTCTTCGCAGGAGCGCCGACTCGCGACCAAGCGAAGCGAATCTTCTGGGAGGACCTCAAGGCACTGACGCCGAAGGACATGATGGATGGCAAGCCCAGCGAGTCGGACTTGACCATCTATTACCTCACTGGTGCGTGGCTGACTGTCGTCGGCCTTGACGTTCCGGAGCGCATTGAAGGCTCGCCTTGGGATGGTGGGGTGATCACTGAGATTGGCAACGTCGATCCCGACGCATGGCCGAAGCACGTGCGACCTGCGCTCTCTGATCGCAATGGCTGGTGCGACCTCGAAGGCGTGCCTGAGGGCCGCAATCACTACTACGAGTACGATCGCAAAGCCAAGGCGATGATGAAGGAGAGGGGAGCTGCGAGCGAGTGGGGCAGCTTCCACTGGAAGTCAGCTGAGATTCTGTCAGAGGAAGAGATCGCTTCGGCGAAAGAGGATCTGGATGAGCTCACGTTCGACCAAGAATACAACGCGTCGTTCATCAACTTCACAGGTCGAGCGTATTACGCCTTTCTTGAAGAAACCCACACCGCTAAGCTCGCTTACGATCCAAGGGCCGATCTGGTTCTCTGTTTCGATTTCAACGTCGAGCCCGGTGTGGCAGCAATCATTCAGGAGCAGCGTCTCCCAGGTCAGTATGAGCGAGGTCCTGGCGGTGCTGCGCTCCTTGACCGCCCAATCGTGGGTAGTGGAGTTATCGGGGAGGTGTGGATCCCTCACAACAGCAACACGGAAGCAGTATGTAAGAGAATTATCAAGGACTGGGGTAAGCATCAGGGTCGAGTTAGGTGCTACGGGGACGCGACGGGTGGTGCCCGAGGTACTGCAAAGGTTGCTGGCAGCGACTGGGACCTCATTGAAAAAACGCTCCGTCCGGAGTTCAAGGAGAGACTGACCCTCAAAGTCAAGGACCACAATCCAAAGGAGCGTTCCCGCATCAACGCTGTGAACTCGCGTCTGAAGTCGAAGTCGGGGACGATCCGCATGATGGTGGATGGACACAAGGCTCCTCACGTCGTCACGGACTTCGAGGGCGTCACGCTTCTGGAAGGGGGCTCTGGAGAGATCGACAAGAAGAAGTCCCCGATGCTGACTCACTTGTCTGATGGCATCGGCTACTACCTCGAGTATGAGTACCCAGTTCTCGAGAAACAGATGCAGAAACTTCAACTTGGAGGTCACTGATGGATCCAATCTTATTCCTCGTTCAACTCGTCATTGTGCTTGCGGTTCTGGCACTGGCCTGGCTTCTGGTCGAGAAGCTGCCCGTCGATCGCCAGTTCAAGGGCATCATTCTGGTGATCCTGGTTGTCATCGGGATCCTCTACCTGCTGCGCATGCTGAGGGTGTTCTGATGGACGATCGCGAGATGCATGTCAAAGCCGCTGACAAAGCCGCAGCCGACGCAACGGAACGTCTGAAGAGGACTTCTGAAGAGAACGCGAAAGCTGCGCTCGAGCAACCAGCGAACCCGGTACGCACCAGCATCGAGATCCTGATGATGGCCGACGGCACGTTCCACATGAACGGTCCGTGGCAGGACCAGATCTTGTTCCGTGGTCTGATGGACATCGCTCGGTCAGCGATGGACAAGGAGTTCGCGCGCCTGACGGCCGAGCTCATGAAGAAGAACGCCGGTCGCATTCAAGCGATCCAGGGCGTGCCTCAGAGCGTGGTCGACCAACTGCGCACCAAAGGAGCCTGACATGGCGTGGTCCGACGCCGCGAGGCGAGCTGCTGCTGAAGCGAGACGTCTGCGTGCTACGCGGATGATGGGAGCCAAGATCAACGATCTGTCTCCTGGTCAGAAGAACCGGATCAAACAAGACCGACAGAAATTCTTCAGGCGTTTCAGGGAGGGTCGCGAGCCATTTGACCTTGAGGCCTGGAAGAAGAGTGGTCGAAGACGTCAACAAAGACATCTGCTCATCAAAGTGAAATAAGGAAGCGCTAATGCCAGTCGATTCGACGCATCTCAGGTACAACAAGTTCATCGACAAGTGGCGTCGGTGCCAAGAGACCTATGATGGTCAAGATGCGATTCATGACGCTGGGACTCGATATCTCCCACAGCTGATCGACCAGCCAGCAGAGGCTTACGACTCCTACAAGAAGCGCACGCCGTTCTACAACGCGACCTACCGCACGATCGTCGGTCTCGTCGGGATGATGTTCCGTCGTGCGCCACGCGTGGAAGTTCCAGCGGCGATCACTGAGATGATCGAAGACGTGACGCTCTCGAACAAGCCGTTACAGGTCTTCGGGCAAGACGTCTCGACTGAAGCGCTGAAGAAGGGACGCATTGGCATCTTGGTCGACTGCCCAGAGATCGAGACTAGTGGCCGATACGTCACGATGGCCGACCAGCGCAACCAGGGCATCCGACCGTCATTGCAGATGTACACGGCCGAGAGCATCATCAACTGGAAGACGACCAAGGTGCAGAACAAGGTCGTTCTATCGATGGTCGTGCTCAAGGAGGATCGGACGGTCAGCAAGGATATGTTCCAGGATGAATACAAGGATCAGTGGCGCGTTCTCGACTTAGATCCAACTGGCAGCTATCGCGTGCGCGTCTACATGCGCAGAGAGCAACCAGCAGCTGGTACAGCGCCTGTGGTGGGGACGCCAGCGGCTCCAGCTCCAGTCCTCTCACCACTCGATGACATTGGTGATTTCATCCAAGTCGGCGGCGACATCTATCCGCTGATGAATGCGCAGCGGATGACCTACATTCCGTTCGTCTTCATCGGCGCAGAAGGTCTTGATGCAGACCCGAGCGATCCACCACTGATCGACTTGGTGGACATGAACCTGTCTCACTACCGCACCATGGCTGACTACGAGCATGGTGCGCACTTCACTGGACTCCCCACTCCATACATCGCTGGCTACAAATCCGACGACCCAAAGGAGAAACTCTACGTTGGCTCTTCGAGCGCGTGGACGTTCCCTGACCATCAGACCAAGGTGGGTTATCTCGAGTTCGCTGGCCAGGGCCTGACGACCCTGCGCGAGATTCTCGATCGCAAAGAGACGCAGATGGCCATCCTCGGCGCGCGCATGCTTGAGCCACAGAAGAAGCAGGCCGAGACCGCCGAGTCGAAGGAGATCCACCGCAAGGGCGAGGAGTCGATGCTGTCCATGATTTCTCAGACGGTGAGCATGGGCATCCAGATCGCGCTCGAGTGGTTCGCTGAGTGGGCCGGAGCTGATCCGAGTGGCGTCGTCTACGAGCAGAACACCGACTTCTTCCCAGCTCCGATGGACGCCGGTATGCTGAGCGCGATCGTTTCAGCCTGGCAGCAAGGTGCCGTCTCCGATCGCACTCTGCACGAGAACCTGCAACGTGGAGAAATCATTCCAGAGAGCCGCACGTTCGAGGAGGAGCAGGCCAACATCCAGGAAGGCGCACGTCGCATGGCTGCGCTCGCTGCGCTGACGCAACCCGAGCCAGCGCCTGACGAAGACGACCCTGACGCAACGGACCGCTTCGAAGGCGAAGGTGGACGAGGAGGTGCAGCATGACAGTGCGTGGTAGTGGAGGATCTAAGATGGCGAAGCAGATGGTGTGGGGCATCCTCGGGATCCTGATCACCGGACTTGCATTCGGTGGATGGACGGCGCACGACTTCATGGTCAATCGCCTGGCGATGAAGGACGAGGTGCTGCTCGCTGGCGGCAAGGCTGACTTCGTTCTCGATCGCCAGATGGAGGCGATCATCAACGAGATTTCCCATCTGGAGCGGATCAAGAATCCAACCGCGGTCGAGATGGAGCGCCTGCGCCACCTGCGCGCTCAGCTCGAGCTGATGCGAAAGGTTCGAGCTGGCAAATGAAATACATGGCGTGGACGCCTCAACAGTGGGCTGAAGCCTCAGCCTGGTTCGCTCGCGTGCATGGGTATTCCCCACTACCAACGCCGGCAGGCGCGATCGAGGTCAAACAAGCGTGGATGATTCATCACGACCAGGATCCTTCGCTCAAGCGGCTGATCATCTTACCACCAGAGGAGCGACCGCGGCGCGCTGGGCGTGACGTGTTGATGTGCGACGATCCACGTCTTCTACCACCGCTGCCGCTGCCTAGAGGTCTGGAAGAGAACTTCGACTGGGCTTATCGAATGTTCATTAATGGCATCAACCTAGTTTGACAGGAGCTGATCAATGATCAACCCGTGGCAGCCTCCACCTGAATGGGTCTGGGGTCGTCAGCTTTGGGGTCAAGTGCTCCGTCTCGCCGTCTACGAGCGACGTCTTAAGCGAAGCATTCATCAAGTGAAAAAACTCATTCACGAGAATGACAGGCGCTGACCTCCTCGTAGCTGAATCGTTCATCTCGCACCAGATCGATCTGCTGCGCCTGGGCGCGTACAGCTCCGCGACTGCGATCGAGATGATTGACCAGCTGGGCCGTGAGCTCGAACGAATCTTGATGGATCCGAAGATCACGGTCTTCACGCGTGATCGACTAACGAGGCTTCTGAGACAGGCGGTCCAGGTCATCGATGAATACTACACCGACATTGCTGCAGAGGTGCATCAAACGCTTCAGGGAGTGGCTCGCGTCGAGGCTGCTTCAAGCGTATCTGCTCTACGGTCTGTTGCGGGAACTGTACTTGTCTCTCTCGAAGCCAATCTCCCACCGCAGCAATTCCTCAAGACACTCCTCTCGAGGACGCTTATTCATGGAGCTCGATCGGCCACTTGGTGGAAGCGACAGGCGAGAGATACTCAGATTCGCTTTGCCAACGTCGTCCGAGCCGGCGTTATTAAGGGAGAGACCACTCCTCAGATTGTGGCACGCGTTCTGGGTACGCCAATCGCGCCAGGAGTCCTTAAGACTTCCAAGGCCAACGCTCGAAGCCTCGTTCACGCTTCCATCCAACAGGTGGCTAATGAAGCCAGACTCGAAACCTTCAAGAGCATGGGAGATATCGTTAAAGGTGTGCGGCAACTATCTACCCTCGATTCCCACACTACCGAAATCTGTATTGCCTACGCGGGAGCCGAATGGAACCTCTCAGGAGTTCCCATGGGGAGAACTCGTCTTCCCTTCAATGGAGGGCCTCCGCGTCACTGGGGATGTCGTTCTGTCCTGGTGCCCGTCACTAAGACGTTTCGAGAGCTCGGGATCGCTCGTCCTGAGGTCGGTCGGCTTAATCCAAGGTATGCGAGTGCAGATGGACCTACCGACGTCACGATGCGGCAGTGGCTGGACTCGCGCACCGTGGAGCAGCTTAATGATCAACTCGGTAAAGGGAGGGCCAAGCTCTTCCGAGCCGGAAAGATAACTCTACAGGATCTAGTCGACGGGCGTGGCAATCCGTTGACGCTCGCGCAGCTCGAAAGGAGAGTAGAAGCAAGATGAACGCCGCACTGCTGGTGATAAAGGGAGCGATCAGCGAGATGGAGCCAGAAGATCAGCAGAGAGTGAAGGACATGGCGGATCAGATTCGCCAGATCATCAACAGCGATCGAGTCCATGGTCTGATCGCGCTTGCGCTCGTCGGATGCGAGGAGCAGGAGAATGCGTAACTGCATTTATGAGGCTCGCAATCGACAAGGCCAGCATGGGAATGTCCCTATTGAAGCCTGGTGTACCACGCATGGCTGGGACTGTCCGAATGTTCAATCAAGAAAGGACTCATCGATGCGTAGAGTCAAGATCAAGAGCGATGGAACCCTGCGTGGGACGTTCATCTTCAAC